GCGCTGGTCGTTGGGTCGCCCGTCCTCGGCACTCCGTCGCTGACCGAGAATGCCGCAGATGTTGACGCGCTGACGGCTGATTCCTTGGTTGTGGGCAGTCCTGTCCTTGGCACTCCGACGCTTGGTCAAATCCATGTCCTCGGCTCCGATGGGCTCGTCACCGGGTCGCCAGTGCTTGGGTCGCCAGCTATCACGCAGATCCACGCGCTGGCTGCGCTTGGACTGACGGTGGGCGCGCCGGTGTTGGGGATGCCTGCGCTCAATGGCACAGGGGTGATTGCTGATGAGGAGATAGGCCGCAGCGCCACGTTGCAGGCACGTAATTACCGCGTCACTTTGGCTGCGAGAAACTATTCCGCGAGGTTGTGATGGATACATGGGAATCAAAAGATCCGGCTGAAGAGTTCGCGGTCGAGTTCGACTTTTCAAGCGAGTTGTCGACGATAACGTCGGCGACTGTCACAGTGTCAACGCTCCGTGGCACAGACGCGGCACCGACTGACGTGCTGAACGGCAACCCTGAAATCAATGGCACGACCGTTCGTCAGCGCATACAGGCCGGAACTCACAAATGCACCTACAAATTTCGCTGCGAGGCCACGGACGGGACGGAGGTATGGGTGATCACGCAAGGCTTGCCGGTATTGACGAAATAGGCGCGAGTCCGGCGCGAACTGACGGACGAATGGAGCGGTCATGGAACTACAGAACGAGATCATCGGCACCGTGGTGGCGGTCGGATTGGCCGGGGCTGGCGTGATTGGCTGGATGCTGCGGTGGTCGATTGTGCGAAACATCGAGAAATTGGACGAGTCAATGGCCGAACTGAAGCGCCAGGTGTCGTCACTGGCATCATCCCTGTCACAAGTACGCGAGGATGGCGTGACATCGGTTGAATGCGGGCAATGCCGCCGCGAGTGCAGCGACCGACAGGTGCAGTATCAGCAAGACATCCTCGCATGGATGCGCAGGCAGGAAGACAAAGCCGATAAGCTCTTGCTGATGACGGCGAACGTCAACAACGGACTGGGCGGTGTGAAATAGTGGAACTCACCCTCCGCGACATCATCCTCCCGGCTCTCGCCATCCTGCCCCCGCCCATGACGAGCATCAGGGCACAGGTCATGCTTCTCGCCATCGGTGCGCAGGAGTCAGGGCTGACACATCGTCGGCAGATGGGTGGCGGGCCTGCCCGTGGCCTATGGCAGTTCGAGAGGGCTGGCATCCGGGGCGTCCTGCATCATCACGCCACGATGGAGCACGCGGCGGCTGTGTGCTGGAGATGCGCGAACGCGGGCACGACTGCGGCGGTATATCACCAACTTGAGTCCGATGACATCCTGGCCTGCGCGTTCGCCCGGTTGCTCCTCTGGACACTCCCCGGCGCGTTACCGGGTCGAGATCAGGCCGAAGAAGGGTGGTCGCAGTATATCGCGGCGTGGAGGCCGGGAAAGCCCCGGCGCGAGAAGTGGGACGCAAATTTTGAGCGGGCATGGGACGCTGTAATCGGGACGGTGAGAGTATGAGCAGACTTACCAGATGGATTTTCGAGGTCACGGACAACTCCAATCTGGCGTTCGTGTTCGTCGTCGCCGTGCTGATTGGGTGCGGATATCTGCTGGCAGGTTGTTCCTCCATCCACGTCACCACCCCCGAGGGCTACACGGCCAGCTACACCCGCATCGGCGATCAAGAGATCAGCGGCTTGAGGTTCGAGAAGGACGCCACGGGCCTGACCCGCATCGTTTTGGACAAGCAGGCCAGCAAGAGCGACGTGGTTTTGAACGCGCTCAAGGCGCTGGTCGAGGGGGCTGAATGAGCGTGCCTGTCTGTTCGTACAATTTCGCGGAGTGGGGCTGCAAACTCCTCGCACCCCTGACGATGGTCCGCGCCTCGATGGAGGACATCATGGCCCAGACCAACGGCTGCGGGCGTGATGGCGTCGAGGGGTGGCTCGTCCCCGACACGATCTGGGGGCTCGACATCTCGCCCGTCTGCCGGGTCCATGACTGGATGTACATCGACGCTGCTGAGTCGGCCAGGAAGCACGGCGACCAGGCCAAGTTGACCGAGGCCGAGCATTTCGCGGACGGGATCATGGGCGCGAATCTCATCAGCATCATCAAGCAGCGCACCAAGAGTCACGTCGTGCAGTGGATGCGGCTTAGGCGGGCGTACAAGTACATCGACGCGGTGGCCGTGACCGATGTGCTCAAGGTTTTGCCGCAGCAGACGCTTGTGGCCATGGGTTACGAGACTGCCACGGAGGCCATGGGAGATATGATATGTTGAACGAAGAACAGCCGAAGCGCGTTGTCAGTAATGACAAAGAGGTGGCCCTCTACTGTATCCTGGGCATCGTGGCCGTGGTGGCCGCATCCGCCGCATGGGTCGCGGTGAGCATGTCCGGCGACGGCAAGAACACGGCGGAGATTGCGTTGCAGCTGCTGCGCGAACTGGCCACGAATGCCATCGTCGCGGCGGGCTCACTGGCCACTGGCCGGGTCATCGCGCAGGGCAAGTAAATTTCGGAGTTGCGCAACTTCAGCCCCCGCATCCGAGAGGAGGTGATCCAACATCTACCTTTTGCGGTGTGTCGATCCGAAAGGGTTTCGTCTGAGAATACCGGACGCGGGGCAAACTTTTATCGCCTTGCTGCGGAACGAACCCGACGCCAGCCGGGGGTGGGTAAGCCCCCGGCACTCATTCGGGAAAACCGAATCACTAGGAGGCACATGCACCGACGCCGCAAGAGGATGCAACGCAAACTTGGGTATTCGTCCTGTCGAGTCGGCGCGATCATGTGCCAGGAAAAACGTAACTGCCGCCCACGGAGGCGCAAATGAGCATAGACACCAGAGGGCCGGAGTTCGCGCAACATGCCGGTCTTTTCGCGCTGCCGCAAACCCTGATCGGCGGCACGCAGGCCATGAGGCAGGCGGGGAAGCGGTACTTGCCGAAGGGGCAGGCCGAGGCGCAGGCCGATTATGACTACCGGCTGGCGCATACGTTTCTGATCGACTCCTACGTGCGCACGCTGAACTACCTCACTGGCCAAGTCTTTTCGCGTGACCCGGAGATCGAGAACCCGTCCGCAGAGTTCGAAGCGTTTGCCGAGGACGTGGACAAGCGTGGCAACAACCTGGCCGTATGGGGACAAAATGCGTTCCGCGCAGGCATCCATGCTGGCGTGACGTTCATTTTGGCGGACTACTCCAAGGTGCAGACCCGAGAAGGGGCGTTTGGCGTCGAGTATTACGACGAGCAGGACGAAACTTGGAAGCCGCGCACAGTCGCCGCACGCCAGGCCAAGGGCTGGGGGCCGTACCTTGTCAACATCGCCGCTGCGGACGTGATTGACGCATGGTGGGAGATGGTCGGCGGCAAGCCCGTGCTGGTACATTTCCGGTTTTTCGAGAGCGTCGAAGTCCAGAAAGACGAATGGACGCGGGAGCAGGTGCAGCAAATCCGCGTGCTCACTCCAGGCGCATGGCAGACCTACCGCAAGGCCAAGGACACGCAAGGCAAGGAAGCGTGGGCACCGTATGAATCCGGCACGACGACGCTGCAAGAGATCCCCGTGGCCGTCTTCGCGCCTGGCGAACGCATCGGCATGTCCACGGCACGTCCTGCGCTCGAAGGTTTGGCCGAACTGTGCGAACAGCACTGGCAGGCATCTTCTGGGCATCGCGGGATGATGGATTGGTTGCGGCGTCCGATCTTGTTTGGCAAGGTCATGTCCTACGAGGACGGTTTTACCCTCCCCGCCGCACCAGGCATGGGACTGCACGCATCCGACCCGAATGCGGACTTGAAGCCGGTCAACGTGGTGCCGCCCGAAGCCGTGACCGTATCGAGCGCCGACCTCAAGGAGCTTGAGACACAGATGGGCCTCTACGGCCTGCGGCTGATGGCCCCAAAATCAGGAGCTGTGACGGCCTTCCAGGTCCGCCGCGAGGCGTCCGAGTCCGACAGCACGCTCACCCGTTGGGCGCTGGCATTCCTGGACGCGCTCGAACAGGCGCTTGTCTACGTCGGGATGTGGCTTGGGCAGGAGCCGCCGTCTGTCTCCATCAACACCGAGTTCGATGTGATGCTTGACGATATCGAGGCCAACACGCTCATGGCAGCGGTACAGGCCGGGATACTGCCGAAGCAGCTTGCCTACGACGAGCTCAAACGTCGCGGTCTGGTTCGCTCGGATATGGACTGGCAGGAGGCGCAGGCGATGATGGAGCAGGACAACCGGGCTTCAGCGCTTGCTCTACCTCAGTCCGCAGCCTCGATAGCGTCGGGCCTTCTCGGTCAGACAGCTGGAGCGGCACGATAGACGCCATGACCTTGGCGCGTTCCTCTTCGATCATGGCGCGGACATGCGGATGGTTTAGGTCAAGTGGAATCATAAGCATGGGCCGGGAAACCGGCCTTTTGTTTATCAAATATCTGGAAAAATGAGACACAAAAGGCGTAGCGGCTCATGGATAAGACACAAGAACAGCTTGACCTGTATTTCCTGACCCGCAACGTGCAGTGGCGTTACAGGCTGGACCAGTACGAGGATGCGACCATACGCGAGATGCTCAAAACGGTACGATCGACGGTGGCCGAAATCAAGCGCGAGATTTTCGACGGGGACGCACCGGCCAATGCGGACGCGCTGGTTGCCGAACTAGAAGCCTTGTCCGCTGGCCTACGCAGGAAGATCGGGGAGGACGTGGCCACGATGTCCGGCGTTGCTGCGGAGTACAGCGCCACTGAGCACGCGGCGATTATGAGCCTGGACGGGCGCGTGGCAGTCAACACGGTGGCGCTGTCCGCTGCGCAGTTCCAAGCGTTTCTCGGGGGATCGTCAGGCGGCACGCCCCTACCCCAATGGGTGGACGATGCGTGGGGCCATGTTGTGTCCGACCAGATTAAGCGCAATCTCAACATCGCTGTCCTGCGGGGAGAGGGCTATCAGAAGGCGGTGCGTGGGCTGCTGGATTCGAGCATTGCCGACTTCACCGAGCGGGAGGCCGTGACCATTGCGCGGACGTATGTGCAGACGGCCAACGTCGCGGCGCAGATGGCCGTTTATCAGGCCAACGACGATCTTGTGAAGGGGTGGCGGTGGTCGTCGGTGCTTGAGCCAGGCTACAGCAAGAGCGGGCGCGGAACCTGCACGCGGTGCGCAGCATTGGATGGCAGACAGTTCAAGCTCAACGAAGGGCCATCCATCCCCTTGCATCCCCGTTGCCGCTGTGTGGCAATCCCCGTCACGAAGACATGGCGCGACCTCGGCATCGACCGAGACGAGATAGAGGACGCCATCCGCCCGTACACCATCCGGCCAGACGTGAACATCGACGCGGGCGGGATGCGGACCATCATCGAGTCCGGGCGGCACCAGGGGGATTATGCGTCGTGGTGGGCGAAGCAGGACAAGGCCTTCCGTGTGAATGCGGTAGGCCCTGGCAGGTTTGAGCTTTTGGAGTCGGGGAAGATCAGCTTTTCTCAGTTGGTTGATTCACAAGGCCGCCAGCGCACATTGAAGGAGCTTCGCAGCCTCTAGGCTTGATGCGCACCGTGACTACGTCTGCCAAGTCAGGACCAGACCAAACAAGCAATTCTGCGTCCGTGTCGTCATTGGCTAGATCGTGCAGCCTCGCTTCCCTCGCCACGTCTTCAACCGTGTCATACAAAAGCCCCTGAAACTCGACCTTTCCATTCATCCATCGCGCTTCAAGCGTGACCATCTTTTTCATATTCACCACCTTTTGAGTTTGGCGACCTTGTTGATTCACAAGGCCGCCAGAGGACGCTGGAGGAGTTGGGGAGGTTACGCTAAATCTCAATGTCGATTCGCACGGCGATGGACGCAATGCGCTGTCTCCACATTTGGCCGCTCGTGTCAATCATTGATTCGACATCAGTCCGAATGTCTATGCGTTGTGGGTCAATCTTCGATGCGAGATCGTACAGGATGCGAGTGATGTCTGCCTCTGCCTTGTGCTTCAGTTCCTTTGCTTCGTTGATATTCACTTCCCCACCTCCTTCGTCTTAATCAAAAACAACTCCCACACCGCCGCCGTCATCTTCCGCCCTCCCCCCTCCCAGTACCGCCACGCCCTCGGCTGGACACCGACCAGCGCGGCGGCTTGGGACTGCGTGAGGCCCGCACGGAGGCGGGCTTCGCGGATTTCGGCGGGGCTAGGCATTGAGCCGCTCGAGGTTTTCAATTTCCCAATCCTCTGCCGTGGACAGGTGCTCGTCCAGCGAGTGTTCGACGTATTCGTCAAAGTTCATGCCGTCATCGTCGACATCCAGTGCGCCCTGATAGTCACGATACCAATCGCGGAAGTTGTCCAGTAGGACCGCGCGGAACTCTTCACGCGTTCCAACCATCGCATCTCCAAAGTGCTCGTCGTTTGTTAGTAGATGTGCCATTTTCATCCTCCTTTTGAGGGGGCCGAAGCCCCCGGTTGTTTACTCTGCGCAGGCCCGAATCTGCCTTGCGTATCCGTTCATCCCTGCCTCTTCTATCGCGTCTGCCCCGGCCAGAATCCACCCGCCATTGATAAGCCTGATTCCGCGTTCTACCAGTTCGGGCTGGTCGGTGAATTCGATCACGGCTTCGAGTTCGGTTGTCAGGCTGGTCAATCTCTGCGCGTTCATGGTTTCCTCCGGGTTGTTCGTCCTTGTTGATTAATAAATAGGCACATTGTGCCGCCTTGTCAACAAGTATTTTCGGATTTCATCAAAATATTTTCGCCCGTCCAGAATCCCGCCCATCTGTCCCGCCCGCCGTTGCCATCTGCCGGAATCAGGGCACGATTGCCGAAAATTATAGCGCGAGATGCGCACAGAGCGGGAGGCTCAAATGGCACTGAAACTGACCCTGGATAATTTGGACGGCGTGGACGAGGCGATCAAGGCCCTTTATGTCGAGCAGGATGGAAAATTTAAGCTGGCCGTTGACGGTCTGGAAGACACGTCCGGTCTGAAGTCGGCGCTCGAAAAGGAGCGCAAGGCGCGGCGTGAGGCCGAGCAGCGGGCCAAGCTGGCGCTCAGTGACGAGGAGTTGGAAGAGGTCGAGCAACTGCGCTCCGAAGCCGCGAAGGCCAAGGGCGCTGACGAGATCGTCAACCAGCTCAAGGTCCGGCACGCGAGGGAACTTGAGGCCCGCACGAAGGAGGCCCAGACCTACCGCGCACACCTCGAAAAAACCGTGCTTGAGTCCACCGCATCCAAGCTGCTGGCCGAGCACAAGGGCAACGTGGGGCTGCTCATGCCGCACATCCAGGCGGCTCTCCGCGTCGAAGAGGCGGATGGTCAGTTTCAGGTCGTCCCGGCAAACGCGACATCCCTTGAGGAAGTCGTCACCGGGTTGAAAGCCACCTTCCCTGCTGCCTTTGCCGACTCGGGCCACTCAGGCTCCGGCGCGGTGGGTGGCGGTGGAGGTGGGGCAGGACAGACAAAAGGCAACCTTGGCGGCTCCAAGTCCGAGCGGGCCGCGTATTTCGCAAGCAAATTTCCCGACATCGGGAAGGAGTAACAAATGGCACTTTCCAATATGCAGGTGTTCGACAAGTATTACCAGCCTGCAATCATCGAAACCCTGGCCTACATGGTCGATAAGTTCAACGGCGCGTCCGCTGGAGCCATCCGACTGACCACCGAGGGCTTTGAGGGCGACTTCATTCAGAACTCGTTCTACAGCGCCTTGCACTCTGCGCAGCGCCGCGTGGATCGCTACGCCAGCAACGGCAGCGCGTCGGCCACTTCGCTTGCACAGGTCAAGGACTCTGGCGTCAAGATAGCTGGCGGCTTCGGGCCGATCCTGTTCGAGCCGTCGCAGCTTGGGTGGCTTCAAAAGCCCACCTCCGAGGCCATCGCCGCCATCAGCCAGAACTTCGCCGAGGCCATGCTGAAGGACCAGCTTTATAGCGCCATCGCTGCGCTGGTCGCCGCCATCGCCAACCAGTCCGCCGCCAAGAACGACGTGAGTGCGTCCGCTGGTATCAGCTACGGTGCGATCAACGACGCCCACGCCAAGTTTGGCGACCACTCCGGAAACATCGTGGCCAACGTGATGACCGGCTCCGTGTATCACAAGCTGATCGGACTCAACCTGACCAATGCGCAGAACTTGTTCCAGATGAACAACGTCACCGTCGTGGACATCCTGGGCAAGTCCGTCATCGTGACCGACGCCCCTGCCCTCTACGTCACCGGCACGCCGAACAAGCAGTATGTCCTTGGCCTCGTGGACTCTGCGGCCATGGTCTACGACGGCGGCGACATCGTGACCAACATCGAAACCAGCAACGGCAAGGAGCGCATCGAGACCACGTTCCAGGCTGACTACACCTTCGGGATGGCCCTCAAGGGCTACACCTGGGACACCGCCAACGGCGGAAAGTCTCCGACTGATGCCGAGATCGCGACCGGCTCGAACTGGGACAAGACAGCGACCGACATCAAGCACACCGCTGGCGTCGTCGCCATCGGTGACGCTGCGAAGTAACTGACGGGGCGGGAAACCGCCCCTTTTTGGAGGAACACATGAAAAAAGTCATTTACTTCTCGGCTGGATACGACCTGACGGACGACGAGGTTGCAGAGCTTGCCGCCTTGAACGCGATTGGCGCTGCTGCACTCGAAATAAACGTGAGCAATGGGGCTGTTGATCCTGGGATCGAAGGTGGTGTTGAGGCGTGCGACTACGCCGCCGGGACAGTGCCCACCGCATATTCCGAGGTCGCCACCTTCGACATCGACAACCCCCCACGGCTCGACACGATCCCGGCAACACAGGCCGTGGTCTACGACACACAGGAACTCGTGATCGGGGAAGTGACGTACACATTCACGGTCGAAGATGGCGCAATCACAGCCATCGCTGCGGTGTAGGCAATGGAAATCATCTATGAACCGCACCCAGTAACCCCGGAACGCAAGGCCGAACTGTTGGCGGCTGGCTACAAGATAATTGACGCGAGATTTGCGCCGGAACCCGTGGACGTGCCGCGCCCGGTTGCAATCGAGATCAATGTCATTGAGCCAGCACCCGTCGAAAAGCCCAAGCGTGGCCGGAAGGCCAAGGCGTAACCATGCCCATCACCCTGACAGTCGAAGACGGCACCCGGCCCACCGGCGCGAACACCTACGCATCCCTTGCGGATGCGAATGCGTATTGGGCGGATCGTGGCAACGATACCTGGGCCGACGCGACGGACGATGAAAAGAGTTCGGCGCTCATCCAGGCGACGGACTACCTCAACGGCCTCTCATGGACCGGGCGCAAAGTCGCCATCAGGACGATGGCCTGGCCCAGAATTGACGTTGAGGTGGAAGGCTACGCGGTCGGCTCCGACGAGATCCCCGACGAGGTTGTGCAGGCCACCTGCTACATGGCCGGGGAAATCCTGGGCGGGGCCACTCCGCTTGCCGCGACTGACAGGCCGCTCACCAAGCTGACGGCGGGTGCGGTGTCGATGGAGTGGGATGCGGCGTCCTCACAGGCCCCGCAGTATCCGGCGCTGAAGTCCATCCTGCGCGGCTACATCATGGCGGGCAACACGTTCCGGCTGGTGAGGGCATAACATGGCCGTCAACCTCAACCCCGCATTCAAGGCCCTGCGCAAAAGCCTTCCCGGCGCTGTCGTGGAATGCACTTGGGCGCGGGTGACGGGCAGCACATATAACCCGGCAACGGGCGCAATGACCAACACGACGACGACCGAGACATTCTCGGCCATCAAGGGCGAGTACAGGACGTTCGAGCGGTTGGCCGGAATCCAGGCCGGGGATGTCAAACTCGTCATTGACTCTATGTCCATCCCTGCCGTGCCGCCCGTGGGCGCGGTCATCACATGGGGCGGCGTGGCGCATGAGGTGGTGGACGCCAAGGACTATGCGGGCATCGCGTGCGAACTCCAGATGAGGCGGAAATGATCTCCTTTGATGTGCGCTTTGACCTCGACGGGCTGACCGAGAACGTGGCCGTGATGGCTGACAAAGTGCAGCGCAAGGCCGCGTTGGACCTGTTCGGGGAACTCATCCAGACGACGCCGATTGATACGGGCCGCGCCCGAGCTGGCTGGTCGATGGATGCGCGTCAAGGGTCGAATGTGCCCGAGGACCGGAAGAAGCCTAAGGGATGGAAGAAGGGCGACACGCCACTTTATGCCAAGCCCTCGACGCCAATCCCGCCCAAGGGTGCGCCCTTCATAATGATCTACAACAACGTCGAATACATCGTGCATCTGAACGACGGCACCAGCACGCAGGCCGCAAAGCGGTTCGTGCAGATCGCCAAAGAAAAGATTGAACGGAATCTGCGATGATAAACACCATCCGCGCCATCCTCGCCGCCCGCATGGCAACATGGACGACCACGCCGATATGCTGGCCCAACACGGCCCCGCTGACGGCATCAAATAGTCCATGGGTGCGGTTCGCGGTCATTCCCTTCAGTCGCACATGGCCGACCGTTCCAGCCGGGACGAAGCGCGTCATGGACGGGGAAATCGTGGTGCAGGTGTTTGTCCCGAGCGGGTCCGGTGACGGCACGGCGGCAACGCTGGCCGACTCCATCGGGACGCTCTTTTCGAAGTACGCAAGCGGCGGCGTCCAGTGCCATGAGCCTTCGTCCCCCGTGGTCGTAGGCGACATGGACGGCTGGTATCAAATCAACGCAATCATCCCGTGGAGGGCCGAACTGTGATTAGCGATTGGCTCTACGCGGGCGGACTCATCAAGGCCAGACTCGAATCCGTGCTAACCGGAATTGCCGGGGTGCGGATTGTATCTGGGGCAAATGAGGCCGCGCAGATTGTCACGGCCGCGAACTCCATATTCGTGGCCTGGCTCGGTGACTCTGGGTTGGACTACGGCGGGCGCGGGAAAATATCCCTCATCGCCCAACGCTGGCAGGTCATCCTTGCAGTTCGCCCCGGCGACACGGCAGGCGCGGGCCTGTCAACGATCATCACTGCCCTTGCTGGGCACGAACTATCCGACAAGTACGACGAACTCAAATTCACTGGCGGGAGTGCCGCCATTTTCACGGGCGATTACGTCCTCTACCCTTTGAACTTTGAAGTGGCGATTTACGCCGGCTAGGAGACCAAAACCATGAGCAATTACTTTTCCTTCCGAGGCAAGGTCTACATGGGCACCCGTGACAGCAACGGGAACCCCGAAGGCCTGACCCACATCGGCAACGTGCCGGAACTGTCCTTGTCCTTCGCGGTCGAGACCCTGGAGCACAAGGAGAGCATGAGCGGCCAGGATTTGACCGACGTGTCTATCACGACCAGCAAGAGCGGTGAAATCTCCCTGACCGCCGAAGAACTCATCAAGGAGACGTTCGCCATCGCGCTGAACGGCACCTTGACCGAAGTCGCTTCGGGCACCGTGTCCACCGCCGAAACCATCAGCGCAGCCGTGCCGACCACGGGTAAGATTTACCTGTTGGCCCATCCCGACGTTTCGTCCGTGGTGGTCAAGGACTCTGCGGACGCCACGGTTGCCGACACCAAGTACACCGTCAACGCCAAGCATGGCAGCATTGAGTTCTCGGACGTTTCCGGCATCGCCGCTGGCGCCGTGACCGTGACCTACGCCTACGCCGCGTACAAGAAAGTCACGATGTTCACCGCCGATGAGCAAGACTACTGGCTGCGCCTCGAAGGCCTCAACAAGGTCAACAACGAGCGCGTCGTGGTCGACCTCTACAAGGTACGCGTGAACCCCACGGACGGCATGGCGTTCATCAACGACGAACTCGGCTCTGCCCCGATCAAGGGCAAGGTTCTGGCCGACACCACAAAGACCGCTGATGGCGCTCTGGGCCAGTTCGGCCGCATGTTCATCATCACCGCCCCGGCGTAACCACGAGGGGGCTACGGCCCCCTTTTTAAGGACCGTACATGCAGACACTTGAGAAAATCGCCCCCATCCCCGTGCGCGTTGACATCGCCGGGGAGCGACTGTCCATCCTGCCCATCAAGACCCGTGAGTTGCCGCTGATGATGAAGGCGATTGCGCCCATCCTGGGTGAAATCCAGAGCGGTGACATACTCGGAGCGTTGGCCGTCAATGCGGACTCCCTCGTTGCCGCTGTGTCCATTGGCTCACGCAAGGACCGGGCATGGGTGGACGAGTTGGAACTTGACGACCTTGTGGCACTGGCCGGGGCCGTGCTGGAGGTCAACGCAGATTTTTTCGTCCATCGCGTCCTTCCCGGCCTGACAAAAGCGGTGGAGGGCGTGACCGGGGCAGTTGGGCGGACACAATCGACGGACTCGTCGGTGCAGGCTACCGCATAGACGATGTGCTGGATTTGCCCGTGACGGCCATCGAACTGTTGGCCGAGGCTGCGGGCAAGCGCAAGCGGGGCGACCTGATACAGACCATCAACGCGCATCGCATCGCCGGGGCCGACAAGAAGAGCTACGATGACGCAATCAGGAGCATAGAGCGTGGCCGAGAATAATATATCAATCAAGGTCCAGGCCGACACCACTGCCGCCAGGGCTGAAATCTCGAATTTCGGCAAGGTGCTCGAAGCTCTTGGACGGACCAGCGCAGGAAGCGGAATGTCCTCCGTTGGCCAGGCCGCGTCCAAGATGGTCAAGGCGTTTGACGACGCCGAGTTAGCCGTTGCTGGGCTCGTTGACAGGTTTGTCGAGCAGGCCGGAGCGGCAACGTCAATGGCGAAGGGCCTGTCGAATGTGTCCGTTGCGCTGAAGCGCATAGACGCAGCACAGCGAGAGGCCAGCAAGAGCATGACGGCGTACCACGCCATGATGCGCAATGTTGCCAAGGATCAAGAAGACTTCGGTACGATTGGGGCGAGGTCAAGCCGCGAAATCAAAGCGGAAATGGACAAGCTCAACGCCGCATTGTCCAGGCTCAAGAAGTCCAGCACAGCCACAAGCCAAGACGTTTCGCGGGCCACGCAGGCCGTGAAAAAGCGCATGGCAGAACTCAACGCGGAGATGGACGGAACCGCCGCCAAAATGGACAACGTCAGCAAAAAGTCTGACGTGTTGCGGAATGGCTATCAGAAGCTGATCGGAGCGTGGGTTGCCTTCCAGGGGTTGATGGCCGCTGGTGGCATCATCGCCGCCGTCGAGGAAATGGACCGACTCGACGCCAGGCTGAAGATTTCCGAGGGCAGCGCGAAGGCCGCAGCCACGGCGATGGATGAGATCAAACGCGTTGCCACGGATACCCGCGCCCCGGTCAAGGACGTTGCCGACGCCTACATCCGATTTTCCACCGCAATTCAGAGGGCGGGCGGATCGCAGAAACAGTCCATTCAGTTCACCGAGTTACTGTCCAAAGCCCTCAAAGTCTCTGGGGCATCGGCAGAAACGACCGGGCGCGTCATGCTGCAACTTGGTCAGGCGTTCGATTCTGGCCGATTGCAGGGTGATGAGTTCCGGTCTGTGGCCGAGAATGGCGGCATGGTGCTCAACTATCTTGCCGACGCGCTTGGTGTGACTCGCGGCCAACTCCGCGAAATGGGCACTGCTGGCGAATTGACGGCAGACAAGCTGCTCAAACTGATCGACGCAGCCGACCAGATCAACAAAGACTTTGCCCAAGTGCCGAGGACTGCTGGCGAAGCGTTCGTGCTCGTCAGCAACGCTTTTCTCGACGTGGCCCAGAAGTCGTCTTTGCTCAAGGCGCTGATCCAAGGGCTTGGCGAGGTGCTGATTTTCGCGGCGAAGAACATGGGCGCTCTCATCTCCACGGCAATCATCGGCGGGTTAACGGCTCTCATCATTTCCGCAGGCGGCATCACCGCTGCGTTTTCTGCCGCTGCGACCGCTGTTGCAGGGCTTCGAATCGCACTTCTCACTCTCGCAACGTCAAATCCATGGTTGCTTGCTTTCGCCGCTGCATCAACGGCCATTATCTGGCTTTGGGACGACATCAAAGAGGCCATCCTCTACGTCATGGACCTGCTCGGCATGAAGCCCGAAACGGTTGCCATCGACCAGACGACCGAGGCCGTAGCCGAACTTGAGCGCCAAATCACGGGGATGCAGGCGAAACTTGGACCTGCGCTCGAAGCCGTCAAGAAACAGATTGACGAGCAGCGCAAGGCAGCAACGGCCAGCGTCAAGGCCATCACGCAAGCATATTCCGAGATGGCGGGCCAGATTGACGCCAATGCGTCCGAGCAGATCAACGTCATTCGTGCCCGATATGCAGAGGAAAAGCGCCTCATCGCGCAGACCAAGGGAGAGTCCGACGCACGGTACGCAGCCGAAGCGCAGGCGCTCATTGCCTCCACGAAAGAGCAAATCGAAATCCTCAAGGACTCCGCCCGCCAGAAGAACCAGCTCATTGACGAGGAGTACACGATTGCGAGTCAGGCGACCCGAGTCATGTACGACAACGAGCGCGACCGCGCCGCCGCTTTGCAGGCCCTCGATAACGAGGTGATGCAGAAAAAGCGCACGGTCCTTGCGCAGATGCTTTCTGACTATCGCAGCCACATCGACGCGCTGAACGGCGAGGCCGAGCGCAATTTCCAGGCCGTCAAGGCAATCGAAGAGCAGAAGCGCGGGCTATCCATGTCCACGCAGGAGCGCATCAGGTCGCTGCAACAAGCGGCCATGGGAGAATATGCAGCCTATCAGGACAAGCTCAAGCAGATCGACGAGCTGAACGCGAAGGCACGCGAGGCCATCCTTGCAGGGCAGTCAGAGCAGGCTGTGGAGTACGCGAAAAAAGCCCAGGACGTTGCCGCAAATATCGCATCCGGCGCCAAGGAGAATGGCAAGGAGATTGTCAGTCAGGCACAGGCAACACAGACGGCAATCGCCAAGATCAGCGAGTCCGAGCGGATTGCCCAGGGTGCACTCGATGAGACGATGCGCAAGCGCGAACAGGCCGGGAACATGGCGCTTGAGCAGGCGCAGACGTTCTCGACATCGATGCGCAACCTGCAAACCGAACTGGACACCGTGTCCACCAAGCTCGCGTCTGGCCTTCAGTTCACGATCCAGACGAATACGGCGCAGGTGCTCGAAGACGTTCAGAAGCTCGAAGAGTTCATCACGCAGCGCGACATGATGCTGACCGTGCAAAGCAATATCGACGAACTCAAGGGCAAGGTGGACGAGATGAAAGAGTCTCTGGAAACAGGGACGACATCAACCCACGAGATCGACGACAACGCCCGCGAAGTCCAGCGGGCAATCGACAACCTCAAGCGTGACACTTCGTCTACGCACACCATCTACATCCGGCGCGTCGAGACAAACGCTACTGGAGGCCTTGCGGGCTGGTCGCAACGGTTCCGTGACGGTGGCCAAGCCTTCCGCCGTCGCATCGGCAAGATCGTCGGCGCGGGGTCCGCAACCTCCGACTCCATCCCGGCCATGCTCTCCAACGGCGAATTTGTCATCCGTGCATCTATGGTCCGCAAGTGGGGCGCGTCGTTTTTCGAGGCCCTCAACCGGGGCATGATGCCGCCGATGCCGAAATACGCGATGGGCGGGGCGGTCAACGTGCCGCTGTCCATAGGCGGATCGTCCGAGGCACTGACGGTCACGTTTAGGGCTGGCGACCTCGAAGCCCCGGTGCGCATCAGTGACAAGACCTCCCGTGAGTCCATGAAAGCATTCGCCCGCGAACTGCAAAAAATCCGGCTGGTCCAGGGGTAGCCATGGCAACACGATTCCGGATCTACAGCACCGACGTTGCGGCCACGCTCGCGCCATCCAGCCTCGAAACTCCACCGGCCACGCTCATTGTCTGGGACCATGACCCGATCAAATCGCAGGGTCTGCAGATCACGCCACCGGCCAGGCGCGGCCAGGTCATCCGCACGGGCACGAGCGTTGTCTACCACGACCACGGCGTTGTTGAGGGTGACGGGACTTTGACCATCACCGGCAACACCGACGACGGCGAATGGTTGAGCGCATCCACGGTTGCAGCCCTGCGCACGGCCTACGCTGCCGAGGACACGGAGTGGTATTTCACGGACGGGTTCAACTGTTGGAAGGTACGATTCCAAGCCATGAACCTGTGGCGTCATCAGTTTTGGGCCGAGCACGGCATCCAAAACTTTTCGTATGAAATCACGTTCAACATCGTGGAGACGGCCATATGAATTGGCGCGTCCTGCTGAACGGGACAGACATCACGGCATATTGTTCTGGCGTCCAGACTCGGTTTGAAGCGGACGCCATTTGTGGCGAGGCGGAGGTGCAACTTGCCTCCCGCGCTCCGCTTGCTGGAATCGTCGTGCCCCGCGTCCCGCAAGTGCTGTCCATCTCCGTTGATGAGTACGTTTCCGGTGCATGGGTGAGTCGTGGCGAGTATTTCCTTGAAGAGATCGGATACCCACATGAACTCGACGCGATGACGGCCACGATATGGGGCCGGTCATGGTCGGCCCGACTGACGACGCCATGGGCGCAGAAGGTGTCGAAGCAGTGGGCGACGGGCGAGACGATAGCCAGCATCATTGCCGAGGTGGTCAATCCGCTGGGCGTGACGTTCGCGCTCGATACCGACTACGACGTGTGCCAATACTGCTACGCCGTCAGCGACCAAACCCCCGCCGAGATCATCCGCGACCTTGCCACTCGCTCGGGTCAAGTCATCTGGCC